AGACTTTGGCAACCAAGATTCAGCAGAGCGTCAGAAGATTGGATTCTACGACACCAAGTTTCGCGACTTGTTTGACGAACTGATAGTGGCAGGCGACTGGTATGATTTCACCAACAATGGAACCATCACAGACGCTGAAAAATATCCCTATGTCACCAACCTAGTGAGACGCAGATGAGACAGGCCATCTTAGACGGCATTGAAGCATTGAGCCTGGGCAGCTACTCTGTCAGCAGTGAGTTGCCTTGGAACGCCAGCGGCGAACCGTTGTACTACAAAAACTTCAAGGTGTTCTATGTTAGTGAGCCAGATTCAGTAGAGAACAATCTTTTCAACACCCTGGATGCTGGAGTATTCGCAACGAAAACTTCTACCATCCAGGTGTATGTTGTAAATGACGCAAAACTCAAGCCCCCAAACTATGACAGTGTGGTCACAGGTGTTAGAAATGTCAAGAATACCACTGAAATCACTGGCGTTGTCAGTCGTGAATGTGATATCACAGTGACTTTTGTAGCAGATACCATGCTCACAGAGTTTGAATTCCGTTTCACGGAAACCCTAATTAATTAAAAGGAAAATCGCAATGGCTTTTATCTATCCAGCCCCAGGCGTAGCCAATGTCCAAGCAACTCTGACCATGACAGCGTCAGCAGCCACAGGACCTATCGCAATGCCAGCCCTACAAGACATCACTATCAACAATAGCAATGATGTATTCACCTGGACTCAACTTGATTCAGGTTCAAAGCAGCAAGTGGCCACCACTGCCACCAACAGTCTTGCAATGAATTGTGTGCTTGATGAAGACACATTCTTTGGCAATGCTGCTGCCACAGCAGGTTCTGCTGCCAAACTTGGTGTGTTTGGTCTGTCAAAAGACAAAACACTTGTTAGCTTCAGCTTGTACATGGGCGACACTTCCAGCGGTGGCACAGGTCCAACTGTGACTGGCACAGGTTATGTGACTGGCCTGGCACCCACTGTGAGTGCTGACGCACCAGTGTGGGTATCACCCATCACCATCACTGTGAGTGGCGATTACACTGTAACGTTGTAATTGCAGCACGAGAAAGAACAGGGTCACAAGCCCTGTTCATTCTGATCACGAGATACAAGATTTATGGACATTCTTGAAAACAAATCTCACCAAGAGATCTTGGCGAGTATCCTGGCTGAAATAGCCAAATCCACCAACGAAATACGCTGTGCTCAGGGCGACATTGCCAAAGCACAGGGCCGTCTCACTTTTGTGATTGCGGCAATAAACCACCTGATCAACAGACAAAAGGACTAAAGATGAAACTCTCTCAAATTGCAAAGAAACCCAAACTTATTGAAGTCACCATCAACGATGCAGACATCGTTGAAGAATTTGGTGAAGCACTCACATTCTGGACCTGGGACCGCCAGCCTATGGATGTGTTCTTGAAACTGGCTGCCATTGATCAAAGCAACACAGCCTCAGTGATTGAAGCCGTGCGTGAATTGATTCTCAATGAGGACGGTACCCAAGTGCTCACTGGCGAAGAAAGCCTGCCCACCAAAGTGCTGATGCGTGTTATCGTCAGCGTGGTGGAAAGCCTGGGAAAGTAATTGACGCCCAGTTAGATCCCAACAGCGACGACCTGCGGCGTTGTATAGTTTTAGACAACCTGGCCACACGATATCACTTGCTGCCAAGCCAAGTATTAGCCACGGCTGATACCCTGGACTTTATGGTAATGGATGTTGTGTTGGCCTACAACCGCTATGAACAAGACAAGGCTGAGGCCAAACGCAAAGGACTGCCGCCCACCGCTCCCAAGATACCACTAAATACCCTACAAGAAATGGTTAAAAGGGTTAAAACAAGATGAAGAGCACCTTGACGGTCAAGAACAACTTGACACCAAGCCTGAAGCGAATACAAAAGGAACTGAGTCAAGTTCCTGGCAAGGCTTACAAATACTGGGAATCACAAACTCCCGTCCGTAGCGGCAACGCACGGCGTAGTACCAGTCTTCAAGGTGACACAATCAAAGCCACGTACCCGTACGCCACAAGACTCAATGAAGGCTCAAGCAAGCAAGCACCACAAGGTATGAGCGAGCCCACTGACAGATTTATTGCAGCTCTGATCAAAAGGATTATGAGGAAATAATATGGCCAATGATATTACCTACAAGATAGGTGCTGAAGAAACTGTAAGCCCTGCACTGAATAAAATACAGGCCAGCGTGGCCAAGACCAGTGCAGTATTCAGTCGCCTGCAAGGTGCCATTGCTGGTATTGCGTTTGGTGCTGCCATACAAAGTGCCCTGAGTTATGCAGATGCCATTGCAGACATCAGCGACGCTACAGAAATAGGCATTGCCAATGTGCTGGGCTTTGGTAGTGCAGTGACCCAATTGGGTGGCAACAGCGAGAAAGCACAAAATGCCATAGCCAAGTTTGGTTTAACACTGGGTGATGCACTCAACGGCAGTTTAAACGCACAAAATAGTTTCAACGACCTTGGCATCACACTGACAGATCTTGCAAGACTGGATTCACAAGGCCTGTTTGATCTCACACTCAAACGCCTGAGCGAACTGGATGATGTGACCAAACGCAACAGAATCAGCAGTGAGTTGTTTGGCAAAACGCTTCGTGGTGTTGATATCAAAAGTCTGTACGACCAGTACGGACGCCTAACTGAAGCAGGAAGAAAATACGCTGAGGAGATCAAGCGTAGTGCTGAACTGGGTGATGCACTCAGTGCGGCAATGAGCAAATTCAAACTGGAGATTCTCAAAGCCCTGAGCCCATTGATAGAATTTCTCAACAATCTCAAACCTGAACAGATAGAAGCATTTGTAAGTGCTGTGGTCAAGATTGGCGGTGCGGCAGCCGCACTCACAACCTTGGTCACCGTGGTCAAAGGGCTGTCAGGCCTCCTGGTGGGCGCTGCAGGTGTGGTATTAGGATACTGGGCCTTATTCACCAAGGGTGCCGCACAGGCCACTACTACGGTGGCTGGACTGGGCATTAGATGGGGCGGCTTCTTAAAAGGTCTTGTCGCAGCCACAGGCATATTTGCCAAACTTGGACAAGTAGGCACATTCTTGTTCAACACATTTAGCAAGACAATACCATTCTTGCTGGGCGGTCTTGCTCGTATGATTCCTTTAGTTGGTGCTGTTGTGAGTGCTATCTATCTGGTGAATGAAGGTATTAAACTGGCCTTCAACATTGATCCCATTGACTTGTTCCTGACCAAGGTAGCAGATGCGTATTATGCATTCAAAGAATTCATTGGCTTGCAAGGCAGACAACCCACGGCTCAACCAGCAGGTCCTGTGGGCAATGCTGGACGTGGTGATGGCAAAATACAATCAGAAGAAGAGAAAAAGCGAGCAGAACTTCAGGCTGCTGAAGCAGAAAAAATGAAGGAGTTGCAAAAGGGTCTTGATCTCAAGCGACAGACTATTCGCCAGATCACACAAGACTTCAAAGAACAACTGGACAGTCAGATTCAGCAGATTCGTCTGCAAGGCAATCTCATTGGCAAGAGTCAGGAGCAACAAGATGTTATGACAGCAGTGGCTGCCATAACCAAGGAAGCCGCAGACAAGACTGCTGACCTGCAAAAAGAAATGGCCAAGTTGCAGGGTGTTGAGAAAGATCAACTCACACCAACTTATATGGCACAGATTGCTGCCATTGAGATACTGAGAAAAGCCAAGAGTCTTGAAGTTGAAGAAGCCATCAGAGGTAGTGCTCTGAGAAAGGCAGCGTACGAGTTAGAGTTATACGGCATAAAAGAACAACAGCAAGCATTTGATGATCTGTTGAGAATACAGCGAGAACTGGCACAAATTGGTCTTGGTGATCAAGCCAAACAGCATATGGATATTGCCGCTGCCGCAGATGAACGAGCAAGAGCAGAAATTCGTAGCCTGGAAGCCAGTCGCGGTGTTGTGCTGTCAGAGCAAGAAAAGAACAAGATCTTTGAGATTTCACGTAGTCAATTAGGAGCACTCACAGAAGCAACAAATCAATTGGCGGCTGCCAAAGAATCATTTGCCAAGGCAGAAAGCATTCGTTTGTTTGACCTCAAGAGCGAATACGACCTGCAAGACAAGTTGCTGGCCATACAAAGAGAAACAGCAGACATTGGCTTGCTGGGCATTGAACGTGGTTATCGTGACATTGCTAGAGCCGCTGATGATTCAGCCAAGGCCGCAATTCGTGCAGAAGAAGCACGCCGTGGTGCTCCCTTGGATGCACAAGAAGCCCAGCGTTATTATGACATCTCTCGCAGAGGCACAGAAGGCTTGCTGCGAGCTCAACAACAACTCAACACACAGGCAAGATCATTCTCCACAGGTTGGAGCAAGGCCTTTGCTGAATACAAAGATGCTGCCACCAATGCTGCCACTCAGGCTGCAAGACTGTTTGAAAAATTCACTCAGGGCATTGAAGACAGCTTGGTGGATCTGGTCAAGACAGGCAAATTTGAATGGCGCAGTCTAGTGGCTGACATGGCAGAAGAACTGCTGCGCAGTCAGATCAAACAGTTAATTTCCACTCTGGGTGACGCCATGGGTCTGGGATCATTGTTTGGTGGTGCGTCAGGTGGTGCCACGCGAGGCCAAACTGCCAGCAATCCCATGTATGTGCTGGATGTGGGTTCTGGTGGTGCTTTCAACATCACAGGTGGCGGTGGCGCACAGACCACAGGTGGCGGTGGCATCTTGGACAGCATTGGCAACATTTTTTCAGGTGTAAAAAACGCAGTGGGTTCAGTGTTTTCAGGCATTGGCACAGCAGTCAGTGACATAGCAGGCAGCATTGGATCCATATTCTCTGGTGGCGGTGGTGGAGGTGGTGGAGGTGGCGGCTTCTTGGACACTATTGCGTCAGGCATTGGCAGTTTGTTTGGTGGATTCTTTGCCAATGGCGGAGCAATTCCAGCAGGCAAGTTTGGCATGGTGGGTGAACGTGGTCCAGAATTGATTGGTGGTCCTGCCCAGATTACTCCCTTGACAGGCAGCACTTCAGTGACCTACAATATTCAAGCAGTGGATGCTGCCAGTTTTCAGGCTCTAGTGGCCAGAGATCCAGGATTTATATTTGCTGTCACAGAAGCAGGCAGACGCAGCATCCCAGGTGGCAGGAGATAAAACATGACAACAGCATTTCAATACATTTTTGACACAGCTGAATCCATCAGCATTGATCGTCGTGCTGTGGTGGCACAGACTGTGACACGCAACAATCTGGTTCGCGCAGTGAGTCGCGGTGGTCAGGTCTGGCGCTTTGATGTGAGATTGCCAGATGGTATCTCCTGGCAAACTTTAAGACCCTATATTGAAGCCATTGACTATGCGGATCGCTACACTGTGGGCACTGTGCAAATCAACAATGCAGGTTACAATGCCTGGCTCACTGCATACCTGGGCAACTGCGCCAATACCTCAGCTGTGACTGCTACCTGGACTGCAGGTGCCAGCACCATCACACTCACAGGCGGTCAGGCAGCGTCTGGATTCAACTTCCGTGCAGGTGACATCATCCAACTTGGCAGCACAGGCAAAGTTTACAGTGTGGTGTCAGATGTGGCATACAGCAGCAACACAGTCACTGTGAATAGACCCATTCTTGATGCGTCAGGATCAGGAACTTTGAGGATTGGTCCTGCTGTGACCTGGAGTGTGATCTGCACTGAACTGCCACGCTGGACCATTTTCAGTCGTGACCAGGTGAGCTGGAGTGGTAATTTTAGTTTTGTTGAAGACCTCACATCATGATTGATCTCTCCAGCCTGGCCACTGTGGCCACTTCACTGTTTGTGAAGATCACCATTGGTGCTGATGATTCATCAATAGTTGATGATGATCTGTTGTTTAGTGATCATGATCGTGCTTATACCATTGCAGGTGACACCTATGTGCCCCTGGGCACACTCATGGCAGCCACCACTACCAGCGCAGAGCTTAGGCCCAGTCCAGGTGAAGTCAACATCACCATTTCTGGCATACCCAATGCCAGGCTGCAAAACATCATCAACACACGCATCAAGGGTTCAGATGTGGTGATCTATCGTGCATTTTTTGATCCTGTGACAGGTGCAAATTTGCCCATACCAGGCAATGGTGGCAGCAATGTGGTCAAACGTTTTGAAGGTCGTGTGATCACGGTGAGCATTCAAGAAGAATGGGACACTGTCACAGCCAGTTCCAGCATCACCATACAGTTCAATTGTGCCAGTGTGGTGGCGCTGATGGCCAACAAGTTTTCTGGACGCAAAACCAATCCTGTGGATCAACAGGCCTTGTTTCCCACTGACACCTCCATGAGTGATGTTCCTGCCTTGGCCAACAGCAATTTTAACTGGGGAGCACCACAATGAGTTTTTTAGATGATGTGTGGGATATTGGAAAATCAGTGCTGGGCGTGTTCTCAGGCAACAGCATTGGCAGTCAATTGGCTCGTGCAGCTGGTTCAGCTTTTGTGCTCAACCAAGTCACCAAGAGTGTAAACAAGGACAACGCAGCCAGTGCCAGTTCTGGCACCACTGCTGTGGATCCAGGTGTGAGACAACAAACACCTGCTGACATCAACTATCGTGTGCCTGTGGTGTATGGCACAGCACAATTGAGTGGCGCATTGACTGCTGCTGAAATGGCTGATCAGAACAAGACCATGTACGTGGTCTACACCATTTGTGAACGCACAGGCACACTGTTGAGTGACAGCAGTCAGAGTGTGATCTCGTTCAACGACGTCTTCATCAATGACCAAGAAGTCACATTCAAAGCAGATGGCATCACAGTGGATTACACCACAGACCGTGAGGGCACACAGGACATCACCTTGAGAGATCTTGTGCAGATTCGTTGTTACAACAACGGCAGCAGTGCCAATGTGTTCACTGATGGCGCATCTGGAACCCCTCAAACTGCATATGATTTTGTTCCCTCATGGACTGCCACAGACAGCATGAGCAGTCTGGTGTTTGCTGTGATCAAAATGACCTATGACAAAGACAAAGGTCTCACAAGAATACCCACATTCAGATTCAAAGTGACCAATACTCTCACAATGCCAGGTGACTGTGTGTATGACTACATGACCAACACACGCTATGGTGCTGGCATTGCACCTGGGGAGATTTACAGTGCCTAATTCACTAACAGAACTAAATCAGTACGCAAACACCAGTGCGCCTTACACAGACACTCGCGCCTATGCCATCACATTTTCAGCCAATGCAGCTGCCAACACTTCAACCACTATTGATGAAGATCAGAGCTTTGTGTTGCCCACTGGCATTGACATTGCAAGTGTGTTGAGTCAACCAGGCAACATCACCTACAGCATCAACACTGCTGTGGCAGGCAATGTTGTGGCCACTTGGCCCACTCTGCCCTGGGGAGTCAGCAACACAGTCACAGCCAACACTGTGAGCATCACAGGTGTATTTTCTGGTGAGAGCTGGCTGCAGGCCAAGGCAGTGAGTATTGTGATGCCTGATCGTGAAACTGCCACCACGCTGCCTGCCACCATCTCCTATCCCAATCCTGCCAACACAGCACAGACCTTGACTTGGTCGTGGACCAATTCCATCACCATTGCCAATACCAATCCTGACTTGACCTTGACCAATGCTTACAATTTTGCAGAAGATGTGGGCACACCGTTTGTGTTCTCAGTTGATGATCTGGATCCCACAGCCACTTATACCTTGACCTTTGATCAGAGCACAGGCAACACAGGTATCATCACAGTGAATGGTGTCAGTGCTGGACTGGGCAATATAGCCACTCTCGCAGGCAATCGTGCCACAGTCAACGCAGGCAATGTCACATTCTTCCCTGAACCTGATTCAGCCAGCAATGCTCAAGTTCTTGTGTCAGCTGTGAAAACCAATCCATTTGGCAATGTGACTTTTGCCAACAATGTGGTTTGTAACTTGACCTGCACATCAAGCCACAGCCAATACAGCCTGACCACTGCTTACAATTTTGCAGAAGATGTCACCACTGACATGGTGTACTCAATCACAGACACGGATCCACAGGCCACTGGATATTCTGTGACTTTTGCGCAGAGCACAGGCAACACAGGTGTGTTCTTTGTGAATAATGTCAGTCAGGGCGTGGGCAATGCCGCAGTGATCACAGGCAGCAAGGCCACTGTGAATGCTGCCAATGTGGCGTTCTTGCCACCACCAGATTACACAGGAAATGTGGGCTTGACCTACACACAGATCAAGAACAATCTTTGGTTTGGCAACATCACTCAAGCTGCCAATTTGCCAGTGAGTTTAACCTGCAACGCCACACACACAAATTATAATTTTGCCACATCAGGTACCTATGATGAAGATACATTCAAATCATTCTCTAATCTAATAGGTGATACTGATGCCAGGGCCACATCCTATAGCACAAGTCTACAACAAACATCAGGCAACGTGGGCACATGGTATCTCAATGGCGCAATAGTGGGCCCAGCCAACACTGTGCTGAGTTTCAGCAATTCAAAATCCAATATTAATTCAGCCAATATTCAATACTTGCCTGCTGTGGACAACACAGGCAACATCACCATTACCTACAATCAAAGCAAGGTAAATTCAGTTTTTGGCAACATCACACAAGCTGCCAATCTGGCTGGAAATTACACAATTGGCAACACCAATCCTGAAATTGCCAACATGATTGGCGTGAATCGCTCATTCACAGGCAATACCATTACAGATATCTTCCAGACAACTACACCAGCCATTAGTGATGGTCCAGATTATGGACAGACTTACACTATCTCATTGACTTCTCCACTGGGTAGATTTGGTAATTCTACTGGTTATTTCACAGCCACCAGCAACATAAGTTCATTGGCCAATACTCTGGTGTTGTCAGGTAACACACAACAGATCAATGCTGAATTTGCAAATATTAAATTTGCACCTCTGACTTCAGGCACAGCAAATACCACGTTTACCTACACACAAAGTCGCAATTCACAACAGCAACTCACTACCACCAACAATCTCACTGTGATTCCTGCGCCACTAAGCAATGTTTATACATTTACTGCCAACACTGCCTGGACACCAACCTGGCAAGAACGAGTATACGGTCTAGCCAATGTTGTGGTAGTAGGCGGTGGCGGTGGAGCTGTGTGGGGAACTGATCGTGTGCCACCTGCTGGAGGCAGTGCAGTGCCATATGTGGGAGCAGCAGGTGGTGGTGGCGAAGTTCGTTGGAATTCCAATCTAGCCTTGTCTGATTACAGTTACAATGTGGTTGTTGGCGCTGCTGGAGTGGGTAACAGCACTGCTACTCTAAACTTATTGTCCTGGGCCAATTCTGATGGTGGTAATTCCAGCATCACAGGTCCTGACTGGTCCTTGTCAGCTGCTGGTGGTGACAATGGACAACAATTGGTTACAATTGTTGTGAATAATCCACCATATTCGCCCACAAGATACACCTTGGTCCAGGACTGGGGTGGCAATGGTGGTGGAAATCTCACTGTGGGCAATATCACAGGTGGTCATGGTGGCGGTGCTGGTGGAGGATCAAATTCCTGGATTGCTGGATCAGGTGTGAATTCAGGTACATCTGTGAATGGATCACAAGGTGGTGGCGGTGGTGCCCGGGGTGGTCCAGGCCTGGGCATAACCATTGGTGGAAATGGCGCTGCTGGTGTCACCACAGTGGTCACAGGCAATCTTGTGCTGGGAGGTGGTGGTGCATCACGTGCTCAATATCCTGGTGCAAATGGTACTCCTGGTGGCAACAGTTATGGTCTTGGTGGTAGCAGTCTGATATACGGGCAACAAGATGGCGCCACTGGTGTGGTCATAATCAACATCAGTTAAAGGAACAACATGGGAACCTCAGTATTACCCTATCTCTATAGATTCAATGGTGTGGTAGACACCAACAAATCAGTGCTGGACAACATGGAAAGCCTGTGTTCCGCAGCAGGTACCTGGCTGACCTATGACATTGCACAGGGCAAATGGGCAGTGATCATCAACAAACCCACAGCGCCTGTGATCACTTTTGATGACTCCAACATCCTGGGTGGTATACAGATTGGTACCACCAGTCTAGATCAACTGTACAATGCAGTCAAAGTGTCATTTCCTCGTGCGGATCTCAATGATCAGCGTGACTTTGTGCGTGCTGAAATACCTGCCATGGATCGCAATGCCAATGAACCAGACAATGATCTCAACATTGACTACGACATTCTCAATGATCCTGTGCAGGCTGAATATCTTGGCCTGCTGGAACTGGGTCAGAATCGTCTAGACACCACAGTGACTTTTGCAACTGATTATTCAAATCTAGGCATTCGTGCAGGTGATGTTGTGGCCATCAACAGTGCGCAGTATGGATTCTCCAACTATCTAGTGCGTGTGACTTCTGTCACAGAAGTGGACACAGATGGTGGTGCAATACAATTGCAAATCATTGGTGTGCAGTACGATGAGGCCATTTATGAACCTGATCTCAATCGCTATGAACGCAGCAACCAAAATGGTTTGGTCACTCTCAATGCCATCAATCAGCCTGGGACACCTGTTGTGACCAAGTATGAAAAAGATGCACGACCTAGAATCATAGCCACCAGCACTGTGCCAGGCACAGTGCCCATTGAAATCATGGAACTGTGGACTGCCACAGACAATGTGAACTTTGATCTTGTGATCAGTCTGCCACCCATCAGCGGTGGCACCTACACCCTGGGCGACACAGCCACATTTGATTTTGATCAGGGTGCCACAGGCAACTTGTATGTAAAAACCAGAGCTGTGAATTCCAGTTCAGCAGGTCCTTTTTCAGCTGTGACCACTGTGGCCTATACTCCTGTGCAGGTCACTGATGCCATTGGAAACAATACTTCAATTCTCAATAGTAGTTCAGTGCCTATAAGTTTGCTGCTGGCAATTCCTACATTGTTGTCAGCCTTGGACACCAAGATGAATGGCAACGCCAGCGAACTAAACGGTGTACCTATTGTCACACGCACCTCTGCCTCTATCAGTGCAGCATCAGTTCTCACTCAACTCAACGCCATGGCCACTGGTTATACCACAAACATTGGTTATGATGCCACCTATCGCGACGATCCAGCCAATTGGTTGAGTGTGGGATTCAGTCTTCCAAGCAATGTAAAGAATTTTACAATGTTTATTTCAACACCTTTCATAGAGGCTGATTATGAAACACGTGATCAAACCAATACAGTGGTAAATCTCTCAGCGGGTGTTCAGCCAGCAATGTTTTTAGAGCTTCGTAGTGGTGCCACCCTGGCAACTTCTACTGTAGTTAAAAGAACCACAATTGATTGGCAAGCCAACAGCAACCAGATCAGTGTGGCAAACCCCACAGCAGGTACCTATTGGTTTGCGGGAATTATTATTCCCACTTACCAATTGAATTTGAATTGGGTTCGCACTGGAGGATCTGTTCAACCAAACGAGGTTTACTTTTCTAACTTTGCCAATCCAAGCAACAGTACCTTGGATCTTATATTAGACGTGACTCAATAACATGATTAGATATTTTTACAATCCATCAACAGGTGATATCTTGGGATCTGCTGAATACACTGATGTTTGCCTGGTCAATTGTGTAGCAGATGCCACAGATTATATTGAATCTCCACAGCGTGTCTCTGAACAGGATTACAAGATTGATCTTGACACTTTGACTTTGATATCAAAATCAGCATCTAACTAAATACAGTCAGCGACCTGGCCACAGTCAGGCGTTATTCCCAAGGAGAAGCCCATGGCTGGAGTTTTAAGTTTTAGTGACTACATTGGTGGTCCAGATGATATCATTGCGGCACAGGCATTCCCCAGTGATCAAAAGCAGTATCTATACAATTTTGGTACCAATATCACAGGTTGGACCTTTTCAGCAGATTATCAAACCCTGGTAGTGGATGAGATCTCGTTCAATCGCTACACAGGGCAACCAAATTTTTCAAACAGCATAGTGATTGGCAGTTTTGCCAAGGTAGAACTCACTGGCAACAACGCACCCCAAGTGCAATCAGCCAGCACAGGCACAGTAAATCTACGTGTGCCCTCTGGCATGTACACGGGACCTATTGTGCCTGATGCAAGAATAAACATTCCCGTGGTGGTTGTGGCATTTACCTGGACCAATGCAGACACTTTCCCCACAACACAAACACATAGATGGGCATTTGTTCAGGCCTGGGAACCAGATGTCACCGTGGGTAATCCCGTGGGATCAGCAGGTTACACTGCTCTAACCGTTTAAGGATTACACATGTCATACAATATTACTATCACAGATGAAGTAAGCAATGTCACTGTGGCCACAGTGAGTTATCCTGTCATGGTCAGTGCAGACAGCACTGTGATCACGGGTGCCACTGGACCCACTGGCGCAACTGGACCACAGGGCCCAACTGGGCCCACTGGCGCAACAGGCCCACAAGGCACTACAGGACCTCAGGGCACCACAGGGCCGCAAGGTCCCACTGGACCCACTGGTGCAACTGGACCCACTGGCGAAACAGGACCTGTAGGCAGCACAGGACCCACTGGTGCAACAGGACCACAGGGCACCACAGGACCACAAGGCACAACAGGTCCAGTTGGCTCAACAGGACCCACTGGTGCAACAGGACCACAGGGCACCACAGGACCACAAGGCACTACAGGACCCATTGGCTCAACAGGACCCACTGGACCACAAGGATCAACAGGTCCTGCAGGTACTTCAATCAATTTAAAAGGCACAGTGGCCACAGTGGGTGATTTGCCCGCTGTGGGCAATCAGGTCAATGATGCTTACATTGTTGCCGCAGATGGTGATCTCTATGTGTGGAATGGCACCAGCTGGACCAATGTAGGTGACATTGTGGGTCCCACTGGACCTCTGGGACCAACAGGACCACAAGGCACCACAGGACCACAGGGTCCAATTGGTGAAACTGGACCACAAGGCACCACAGGACCACAGGGTCCAACTGGTCCTCAGGGCATCGCTGGTGCCACTGGTGCAACAGGACCTCAGGGCACAACTGGACCCATTGGCAGCACTGGTCCCACAGGTGAAACTGGACCACAAGGCACCACTGGACCACAGGGCCCAACTGGGCCCACTGGCGCAACAGGACCCACTGGCAGCACTGGACCACAGGGCACCACAGGTCCTGTAGGCAGCACTGGACCTACTGGCAGCACTGGACCACAAGGCACAACTGGGCCCACTGGCAGCACTGGGCCCACAGGTGAAACTGGTCCCGTGGGATCAACTGGACCACAGGGTGCAACAGGTGCAACAGGTCCCGTGGGTGCTACTGGACCACAAGGCACCACAGGTCCCACAGGTGCAACAGGCGCTACAGGTCCACAAGGCACAACTGGTGCAACTGGACCACAGGGCGACACAGGACCACAAGGCACAACAGGACCACAGGGTGCAACTGGACCCACTGGACCACAGGGCGATACAGGTGCTACAGGACCACAGGGCGCAACTGGACCTACAGGTGCAACTGGACCTACAGGTGCTACAGGACCACAGGGTGCAACTGGACCACAGGGCGATACAGGACCACAAGGAACCACTGGACCACAAGGCACCACAGGGCCTACTGGCAGCACTGGTCCACAA